CGGTATTCATGTATATAATGGACCGCATTTTAACAGTGGATTTAATTATTTTGCTGATGTAGCCAATAATGGTCTTGGAAACGGAAGTCCAAGCACACATGTTATTAACCTACAAGTAGGCGGAGCGTATAGTTTAGGTGATTGCTTTGATCGTCCCGACAGTGATGATAGTGAAAGCACTAGAAGAGTAAACGTAGATACTGGTAATGTAGCAAGTCTTGCTACAGACAATTCCGGTGGTGTGAAATTCGGTAGCTATATCAGAGGTTTCGGTACTGATTTTGCTCTAGCTAATAATACTTCTGCAAGTACTGGTATTACATTTAGTAGTAATAGCGATCAGTACGCTATTGAGATTGAGTATATGATTACTCGCAACAATAAAATACGTCAGGGTACTATGCGTATTACACACGATAGTACCGCGCAAGTTATTGAAGATGATTTTAGTGAAAACAATGGTGATGTTGGCGTAACATTTAGTTTGACAAATGGATCAGATATCACTACACTTAATTATACAACAGATAACCAGACAACTGGAACACTGCATTACGCTGTAAGAACAATTCGTTAATTACTGTGTGGGATTTATCAGTACAGGATAGACTTTCCTATTGGCGAAAGTTTAGGCAAGGCTTGGATAAGCTAAGTTTTCACGATTGCTTGCATCAGGTTAATAAATTCTACTGGACTGCTCCGTTAAGTAATTCTTTTTTTAGTCCGGATCTTCCCAGAGATTGGCCTGATCCCTGGGAATTAATAACAGAAAATTACTATGACGATATTGCAAGAGCTCTAGGAATGTTGTATACTATAGCTCTAACAAGGCATTCAGATCATAAAATAGAAATGAAGTGCTATAGGGACAGATCAGCTAGCCAGGATTATAATTTAGTATGGATAGATGATGGGTTATATGTGCTTAATTACGATCTAGAAGTCAGAGTAAATAACCAATTACAACTAGAACAGTCCTCACTGATCTACACAGCGAATAAAGAAAGTCTATTAGGTATAAACATCCATGAGCAATATTCAAGTACAAAAGCGTAACGGTGAAAAAGAAAACTTAGAACTAGACAAGCTACACAAAGTCGTGTTTTACGCATGCGACGGTATTACAGGTGTTAGCGCAAGTGAAGTAGAGATCCGCAGCCATCTACAGTTTTATGAAGGCATTAAGACTAGCGATATCCAAGAAACACTAATCAAAGCAGCAGCAGATTTAATTAGCGAAGAGACGCCCGGTTACCAATACGTAGCAGGGCGTTTAATTAACTATCACCTACGCAAGATTGTATATGGTACATTTGAACCCTGGCACATTTACAAGCTCGTACAGCGCAACGTAGACAGTGGTTTCTACGATCCTGCGCTACTTGAAGACTATACAGAAGCGGAATGGAACGAGCTAAACGACTATATTAAACACGACAGGGATGAGACATTAACCTACGCTGGTATGGAACAATGGCGAGGCAAGTATCTTGTAAAGAATCGTGTCACTGGTGAGGTATTTGAAACTCCACAAATAGCATACATGTGTATTGCGGCAACTCTGTTTAGTAAATATACAGAGGACCGTTTACGTTGGGTCAAAGATTATTATGACGCTATCAGTACATATTTTATTAGTCTTCCTACTCCTGTTATGGCTGGGGTACGTACTCCACAGAGACAGTTCTCCAGTTGCGTCCTTATTGAAACAGCCGACAGTTTGGATAGCATTAATGCTACTGCTAGCAGTATTGTTAAGTATGTTAGCCAAAAGGCTGGCATAGGTATTGGCGCAGGAAGTATCCGTGCTATCGGATCACCTATTCGCAAAGGCGATGCTTATCACACAGGCGTAATTCCATTTTATAAACTATTCCAAAGTGCCACACGTAGTTGTAGTCAGGGAGGCGTGCGTAACGGCGCAGCCACACTATACTATCCTATCTGGCACTATGAAGTAGAAGACCTTCTTGTTTTAAAGAACAACAAAGGTACAGAAGACAATCGTGTACGCCACATGGATTACGGCGTGCAGTTTAACAAGCTGATGTATGAGCGTCTAATTACTGGTGGCAATATCACACTATTCTCACCAAGTGATGTCCCAGGGTTGTATGATGCCTTCTTTGCAGATCAGGACAAGTTTAAAGAGCTTTATGAAACAGCAGAGCGTAATACACGGTTACGTAAAAAGACTGTTAAGGCTAGTGACCTGTTTAGTGCGTTCATGGAAGAGCGTAAGAACACTGGTCGTATCTATCTAATGAATGTTGACCACGCTAATGATCACAGCAGTTTCAAAGCAGATGTTGCTCCTATCAAACAGAGTAACCTATGTTGTGAAATCGATCTACCTACCAAGCCACTAAATGACTTTAATGATGAAGAAGGTGAAATTGCACTGTGCACACTTAGCGCAATTAACTGGGGATTGATTAGAGATCCAAAGGAATTTGAAAAGCCTTGTACTCTTGCAGTTCGTGGGTTGGATGCACTACTAACATATCAAAACTATCCTGTAAAGGCAGCAGAACGTGCTACAATGCTACGTCGTCCATTAGGTATTGGTATTATCAATCTAGCATATTGGCTAGCACGTAATGATACAAACTATACTAATCCTAACCTAGAGCTAGTAGATGAATATGCAGAAGCATGGAGTTACTATCTTATCAAGGCTAGTGCTGATCTTGCAGTTGAACAGGGCGCATGTCCTGGTGTAGATGAGACAAAGTATGGTGATGGTATCACACCTAACCAAACATACAAGACAGACTTGGACGAGCTCGTAAAACATAAGGAGCGTATGGATTGGGCAGGACTACGCAAACAACTAGCCGACACGGGCATTCGCAACAGCACACTAATGGCACTTATGCCTGCAGAAACAAGTGCACAGATTTCAAATAGCACTAACGGTATTGAACCACCACGTGCCTATGTAAGCGTAAAGCAAAGCAAGGATGGCGTACTTAAACAAGTAGTTCCTGGCTACCCAAGACTTAAAAATAAATATGAACTACTATGGGATCAGGAGTCACCTGAAGGTTATCTAAAGATTATGTCTGTACTTCAAAAGTACATTGATCAGGGTATTAGTGCTAATACCAGCTATAATCCTACCTTCTATGATGATGAAAAGATTCCAATGAGTACTATGCTTAAACATCTTATTATGTGTTACAAGTATGGACTCAAGCAGTTATACTACTTCAACACCTACGATGGTGCAGGTGATGATGATGGAGAAAAAGAGCAGCTTCTTATTAAACTACCCGATGTAGTAGAGGAAGAAGATTGCGAGAGTTGTGTAATCTAGGGAAAAACTATGGCAGTATTAGACACAGAGAACAGAGATCATAAGAATAGAAAAAGTTTCCTTGACGGGGATGTAGGTATACAGCGTTATGATGACGTAAAGTATCGTGCGTTTGACAAGCTCACTGACAAGCAACTTGGTTTCTTTTGGAGACCTGAGGAGGTGGATATCCTACGTGATGCTAAGGACTTTAAAGAACTTACAGACCACGAAAAGCATATCTTTACTAGCAACCTCAAGCGTCAAATCCTGTTAGATAGTGTACAAGGCCGTAGCCCTAACCTAGCCTTTCTCCCACTAGTGAGTTTACCAGAACTAGAGACTTGGATTGAAACTTGGGCATTCAGTGAAACTATTCATAGTCGTAGTTACACACATATCATTCGTAATGTATATGCTGACCCGAGCAAAGTGTTCGATGAGATGTTAGACATTCAGGAGATTGTCGACTGTGCAGATGATATTACCAAGCACTATGATGATCTAGTGCGTATGGCTGGGTGGTATAATTTACTGGGTGTAGGTAAGCATCTTGTAGTAAGCGGTAAGGAACACGATACCTCAAAAGTAAATGGTAACTTCAGCAACGTTGCAACAGAGATCAATGTAGATTTATACGAGCTAAAGAAGAAGCTATGGCTTACACTGATGAGTGTAAACATTCTCGAAGGTGTTCGCTTCTATGTGAGTTTTGCATGCAGTTGGGCATTTGCAGAACTTAAGAAGATGGAAGGCAATGCTAAGATTATTAAGTTTATTGCTCGTGATGAGAATGTACACTTGGGAAGTACACAACAGTTACTAAAACTACTACCCAAAGAGGACAAGGACTTTGCAAAGATTGCAGAAGAAACACTAGACGAATGTGTGCAGATGTTTGTAAGTGCAGTTGAGCAGGAAAAACGTTGGGCAGAGTTCTTATTCAAAGACGGTAGTATGATTGGTCTCAACGCACAACTGCTCAGTCAGTATATTGAATGGATCGCTAACAAGCGCATGATTGCTATTGGTATGCGTACTCCATTTAATGTACCACAGGCCAGCCCACTGCCCTGGACACAAAAATGGATTAGCGGCGCTGAAGTACAAGTAGCACCACAAGAAACGGAAATCTCAAGCTACATTATTGGTGGCACCAAACAAGACGTAGAAGAGGATACGTTCAGTGGACTCAGCCTCTAAACAAATAGAGGAATAGATGAGTTATTGTTTTGTAAATTTAAAGAAAACCAATTATAAAATTGATTTGAACTATGAATTTTTGGACAATCCAGATGTAGACCTTGAAGAAGGTATACAGCAGGATTACTTTCCAGACCGTAAATAAGCTATTGTACAAAAGGAGTTGATAAATTGTTAACAGTATATACAAAAAACTTTTGCCCTTACTGCGACCGCGCCAAGGCATATTTAAAAAGATATGACATAACTTTCCAAGAACTAAACATTGAGGAAGATAGTGAAGCAAGAGAGTTCCTCGTACTCCGTGGACATAAAACAGTACCACAAATCTATCAGCATGGCGCATTGTTTGTGGAAGGTGGCTGTGATGGTCTCACTAAACTGAGCGCACCAGAAATTCGTGAACGCATGGGAGACCTAGGCCTAGATGACCTCACGCTATGAAATACAAATCATGCTCAAGCGTGGCATTTTGGACAATGCTGGAAAGGCTACCACACGTGCCTTACAAAATTTAGGATTTACTAGTGTTGAAGATGTGCGTATTGGCAGGAGCATTTATATTACTACAGAGCAGGATCCAGAACTGATTGCTAAAAGTTTAGTAAATGAAGTCATGGAAGATTATATTATAATAGCACATAATACTGCTGATAAATAACAGCATGGGAAGACCAGTAGTAAGAATAGGTGATATTAACAGTGCAGGCGGCGTTGCAGTACAGGGTCACATGAATGTAACTGTTAATGGTCGACCAGCAGCAAGACAAGGCAGTAGAGTAACACCTCATCCTTGTTGCGGTGCTCCTGGTTGTGACATACATTGTGCTGCTACAGCAGCATTTCCTGGTAGTTTTAGTGTTACTATGAACGGCATCCCAGTTTTAAGGATAGGCGATATTGATACTTGCGGCCATCCTAGAGCTACAGGTGCTTTTGATTGTACGATAGGATAGATTAAATGGCTTGTGTAAGCGCAGTGTTAAGTGTTACTGGGTTATCAGCAGTTGCTGGTATGATGAGCGGTGCCGGTCTGGTCAGTGCCGTTCCAGGACTTAGTAATGTGATGTCAACCGCCGGCGGCGGAATATTAAGTAGCGTATCAGGAGCATTGGGATCTGTTGCTGGTAGCGTTATACCTGGATCCACTGGAGTTGGTGATATGGTCAGTATTGCCGCCGGACTTGGCATAACCAATCCATTGGGCGGTGCCGTTAGTGCATTAAGTAATCTTAGTGGTGCTGCTCCCAGCTTGGCTGGTATCGGTAGCGCCGCACTTGGCGGCGCCTTAAATGGTTCAGTAGGATCTAGTTTTGTTAGCTCGCTAGGTAGTGGTAGTTTTCTAAGTGCTATGGGAAGTCATACTGGCAATTTATTTGGCAGTGGGCCACTACAAATGGCACAAACTTTTGGCGCTGCAGATGCTTTTAGTGGAATAAGTAGCAGTCTTGCTGGGTCCATTGTGGACGCCGGCAGTTTGAATTTTGGCGCCAGTATCAGCAGCTTAACACAGACATTTCCACTTAGTGGCAATTTTGGCAACTACCTAGGAGGTGCCTTTCCTAATAATCTATCTATGGTAACAAATGGATTGGGTAGCCTAACTGGATCTGTAGGTAGTTTGCCATCATTGGGCATGGACTTAGGAAATCTAGGCAGTGCTTTCAACTTGGGGGATATTGCTAACTTTGGTAATCCTGGGCAGGTCGTAGGTAAGCTCTTGTCCACTGGAGGAGCAGGCATTACTGGTATAGGTGATGCTCTTGCTACTGTGGGCATTGATGCTAATATGATTCCAAACTTATCTAGTAGTGACTTTAATGAGGCAATGACTGAAGCATTAGGCATGGTAACTGATCCAGGACAGATTGCCTATGCCCAGCGACTATTGGGCAGTAATGTACCGGGTATGACTAGCCTCGCTGATTTTGCAAACTTTGAACAAATCATGGCGAACAGTTTTGATGATATTCCTTATGATAATTTTGATCAATTTAGAGAACAATTACAAAGCGTAAATCTTGGTAGTTTAAGTACACCGGGTCAACTGGGAAACTTGGTTACTAATCTAAGTTTACCTGATCTTAATATTATTAGTGATACAGATTTTCCCATTGCTCCTGGAGCACTAACAGAGCTTACAAATACATATCTGGGCGGCAGTGGTCATCATGGTGCTATCACTACCGGGGATCTAATGGGCACAGTAGGCGGCGTAGGTTTAGGCAATCCTAAAACCAGAACAGGAAATGCTTATGATTATGCTAATACAATGGATTATTTAGATAGTCAGGGAAAATTAACAGATATTAAAGCAAGATACAGTGAATTAGTAACAGCAGTTACAACACCTGATTATTTAGATACTCTAGATTATGCTACTGCATCTGTAGTAACTGATCCATACACCATGACCTCTTATGCAACTCTCGACAATTTTGCTGAAGAAAAAATGGTACAAATAGATAGTGCTTTGACAGCTCTTGCTAGTGACTCTAGTGTAAGTGGCGCTTTAGGAACTTTACAGAGCTCCTGGACAAATATGCAAAAGAAAGTCTACGACGAAAAAGAGTTTGCTAGCAGAACTGATCTACAATTAGAACTTAGAAATAATAGCAAGGACAATGCCTATTATTTCGGAAGTGCGTTAGAAGATCGTGTTAAAAGCGTAGATAAAACGAGTATCATTGAAGGAATGTTTGATAGTGCAGTAGTATTCAACAATGACGGATATGGTGAATATTGGGATGCTTATACCCAAGAGAGAAAAAACCAACAGCTTATGTCCGAGTACGGCATTAAATGGCGTGCTGAGTATCAGGAAGAAATTTAATATACGTATATAAATAACCTTGACATTTTTATAATGTTGTAATACAATTACAATGTAGGACGTAAGAAATGTCCTGCATTTTTTTTCCTAAGGAGATACACATATGTCATGGGGCTACCATTTAACACTAGACTGCCGCGCATGCGATAAGTCTAAAATCACCAGTGCAGAAAATATTAGTGCCTTTGCTAAAGAATTAGTAAAGCGGATTGATATGGTTGCGTATGGTGAACCTCAGGTAGTACACTTTGGCAAGGAAGACAAGACTGGTTACACTCTTGTCCAACTGATTGAGACTTCAAATATTTGCGGTCACTTCTGCGATGACACTGGCGATTGTTATATCGACGTGTTTAGTTGTAAGCCCTATGATAACGCTGAGGTTGTTCGCACAGTTGAGGAATTCTTTGCACCAAGTGGTGTACGTGTCAATTATTTGACTAGAGATGCAAACTAGGTTGACATTTCCTAGCATTTGTAGTTAAATAGTATTGTAACGTTGAAGCCCAGCAAAAGGCGAACAAGACCCGGGTGCGAATCCCGGCGCCTCCACCATAAACACATGAGGATATAATGAATTGGGATTGGCATTGGATTAGTTGGTTTAAAGGAACTCCTTTTCAATGGGGCGAATTTAAATTAAATAGTGGAAATCCTTATAAAAGTTATAGATTTGGGCCATTACTTATTCGTGTGTTTCTGAGGGGGGCGAACTAGGTATCGATTGGCGTTGTATAGCGAAGTGGAGTTACCGGTAGGCGAGACCGTAAATCAGCAAAAAACAATAAATGCTAACGATAATGTAGCATCTGAGGATTTTGCTCTAGCAGCATAATCTCATGGGGTGGGCAACCTACCTAGCAACAGAAATGGTTGCATTTTTTTTCGCTAAAAATAAATAATTGCGGAGTAAGAAAGTAGACACAGTCAATGAAAAAAGTTATAATGTTGATGTTGTTATTAACAATACCTCCAGGCTGTGCTAGCATTACTGCCGTAGAATTAATTGGGACTATAGGAAGCTGGGCAGCAGACGGTATAGTTGAAGCAGAAACAGGAAAAGGTATTGCTGACAAGGTTGTTAGTGATATTATAGGCAAAGATTGCACACTTAAAAATGTTTTCAAAGATAACGAAAACGTATGCAAAGAACTTTTAGAAAAGGAAAATCAAACTAATGGCAAAAGGCAAGAAGAGCAGCGGTAAGCACTATACTTCAAAAGGCGAGCATAACAATGTGTCACGTTGGTTAAAGAAGGCATGCCGTAAAGACTACGTTGAGAACCGTTCAGTCGAACGTGTGAATAATCAAATGACAGCCTTTCTTAAAGGTAAGCGTGTAATGCTTACTATTGAAAACCCTAATAAGAATGAAACTAACAAAAAGTTTATTCGTGTGCCTGCTAATGAAGTTTGGAAGTCTGGTCGTTACAGTATGAAGAGTAACGGTTAATGGCAAAGAAGAATAATCGTAACGATAAAGTATGGATGATTCCAGAGGATGAACAGCGTAACAGTGCTACGTTTCATTTCGTCCATCCAAAGACAGTAAGCCAGCTACGTGAAGGCAAGAAGTTGCGTATGCGTAAGTATCATCCAGGTCGTCGCGAACATGTTTGGTTTGTTGAATCAAGGATGCCTCCACACAGTAAGTAATAAATAGTCTGTCCTAAAGGAGGATCGACTATGGCATCAAGAAAAGCAACCGGTGGTAACACTAAACTTACACTCAACAGACAGGGTACAAAAAAGCGTACAAGCATTGGACAGAGTAATATGTCCAAGCCTAAAAACAAACGATTACGTGCAAGTTTCAAAAAGTATCGCGGACAAGGCAGAACTCGGTAATCGATAAATACTCCTGGAAGAGGAGTATCGATTATGTACGAATATCGAGTAAATGTCGTCAAAGTTGTGGATGGAGACACTGTAGATGTTGACATCGACCTAGGCTTTGGCGTATGGCTTAAAGACGAACGTGTCCGTATTATGGGCATTGACACACCAGAATCTCGCACAAGTGATAAGGTAGAAAAGAAGTTTGGACTTGCTGCAAAAGCTAGATTGAAATCCTTATTAGGGAAACAAGCAATCCTAAAAACACAAGTAAACAAAGATGGCGAGGATATGAAAGGCAAGTTTGGTCGTATCCTCGGTGACTTTGTTAGTGAAGATGGTCGCATGGTTACAGAAGTTATGATTGCTGAAGGACATTGTGTACCTTACTTTGGTGGCAGTAAAGAAGATGTTCAAGCTCATCATATGCGTAATAGAGAACGCCTGATTGCTGAAGGAATCGTTAAACCGTAACGGTTGACAAGTCTCAAATACAAGTTAATATAGTATATCGTTAACAAGCATGGAGGTTCTAATGGGACCTAGAGCTGGACTTTTGATTATTGGGTTTATTGCAGGTGTAGTATCGTATTACTACGGTGCCGAGCCAAAAACTGAAATAGAGTTTGTTACAGTAGAACGAGTAGTTGAAAAACTTGTACCTATAGACAAGGTTGTGGAAGTAGAAGTACCCACTGTAGTTGAAAAGGTAGTAATCAAAGAAGTTCCTACTACCAAAACACGTATTGTATATCTACCAAAACAGCCCACTAATGTTAGAGTAGATAAAGAAGAGCAATACTGTATGGCACTTAACATGTATCGCGAAGCAAGCAACCAAAGTGTAGCAGGTATGATTGCTGTAGGTCGTGTTGTTATGAATCGTGTTAAGGATAGGCGCTATCCTGGTAGCCCTTGTGAAGTTATCTACGAAGGCCCACACACTGAGAGTTGGAAAACTCGTGGTAAGGATGTGGACGATAGTAAAAGAGAATATTATCCTATTCGCCACAAATGCCAGTTTAGTTGGTATTGTGACGGCAAGACAGATCCTCCTGCTAACAAGCAAAGTGTTAGTTGGAAACTTGCTGAAGATGTTGCCTATCAGATCCTAGCGTTTGACAAATGGAGCGGCATGGTAGAAGGTGCTACACATTACCATGCAGATTATGTCAGTCCTCATTGGCGTAAAAGTATGCGTCTAATAACTAAGATCGACGACCATATCTTTTACAGAGAGAACTAGTGTTTAATACTGATAGTCTAGATCAAGCACAAAAGGATTTTGCAGAGAATAGATTCTGCATTATAGACAATGTGCTCCAAGACGAGTACATAACTGAAATCTATGATGCTGTTAAGAAGATCGACTATGGACGTTGGGGATGCATACACACTAGCCACCAAAAGATATCACCTGAAAAACTTGCTAATATAGATGAAGCGGCTCTGCGTGATGAATACAAACAAAGCGGACAAGGTACTTTTGGCTACTGGCACATGGCTAAATGGATTCTTAAAGAAGAGGATTGTGTTTTTATAGACCATCCACTAACCACAGAGTTTACAAGAGTTTGTGTAGAAGATTACCAGTTAGGCAAGCCGGATACTAGTTTTATGGACCTAGCAGAGTATGTTAGTGGTTTTACTAATATGTACACACACCAACCTACCTATAGTGCCTACGACCATACGAGTTGGCTAAAGGCACATCATGATCCTAAACGCTGGCTGGCATATATATTCTACTTAAATGATACATGGGAAACGCATTGGGGCGGACAACTATGTATAATGAACGACGATGAGCACACTATTAAAACAAGTGTGGAGCCTTTTGGTAATCGCTTGCTATTAATGGATGTTAGTGCTACAATAAAAGATAGGATTAACAAGCACTTTATAAGTCCTGTCAGTTATGCGGCGGATCACCCTCGCTATACATTAACAGGTTGGTTCTATCCTAAGGATACTGATGGACCTAGCCCACTTGGAGAAACAAAATGAGCGATGATGAAAAGATTGTACATCTTAATGTAGTTAAGAATGACCAAACATTAGAAGAGCGTGGTCAACAAAGCGTTGTTGACGTATTGCAGGAAATGCTAGAGATGGCCCATCAGGGCGTTATCACTGAGTTTGCTGCCTGTAGCATAGACAACGAGGGTAATTCTGTTATCCATGTTAGTAGCAAAGATTGGCTAGGAGCAGTAGGACTTTTTGAGACTGGCAAGCATATTTTTATAACACAGTTTGCTAGCGATAGAGAATAAAAAAGGGACCAAACGGTCCCTTTTTCCTTGACTAGTTGTAGTATTATCTGCGACCAGCCTGATAAGCGTCCTGCTCCAACTGACGTTGGATGTCTGCGTTCTTCTGTGCTACACCACGCTGACAAGCAGCATACGCTCCCTCATTAGTGCGGTACTGGGTGCAAGCATCAGCAGGAACTTGATACACAGGTGCCTGTTGATAAACGACCGTGGGAGCCTGTTGTTTCTGATCCATGCTCTGACCAACTGCGCTGCCTGTCATAGCACCAATTAGAACACCAGCACCAGTAGCAACCAACTTACCAGTTCCACCGCCAATCTTACTACCCAGTAAACCGCCGGCGCCGGCGCCAATCAGCGCACCTTTATCCTGGTTGGTAGCCAAGCAGCCTGAAAGGCCTACTGCGCATACCGCAATTACAAAAATATTCCCGGACTTCATAACATTCTCCTTATAAGCCTATTTAGTCTGTACAAGGTACTCCACAGCACCCTTTACTCTGTTGGGAAAATCACGTCGTAGCAGAGTGCCTGCTTTTAGATCTTCCGGTGTGATTAGATCCTTGTGCCAGTGATCTATATCATTCCAACATTCTAGCATACGTTTAGCTAGTGCGTCAAATAGTCCATCGCTAAGTATGGGCGAATCCTCTTCGTAGTATGCGTAGGCCGCCATAAGATACCAGGGAACCATCATGTTAGGGTTCTCTATAGCATCTATACACTCTTGGTCATGTAAGGACATCAGGCAACCTTATATTCTGGAACCTCTTCACAGGTAAATGTTTCAGCAACTGCCTTAACGTGTTTACAACTACCGTGAAATCCGAAGCCTGGGCAAG